AGATAAACAGTTGGGCTTATATTTTTTATCCGTCCAATTTGTATTATCACATTCCGTAGAATTACAAGGATTATTCTTATTTGTTATATTAAAAGGACATTTATTAATAGGTTTATTGCTATTTTTTTCATTATAATGTTCTGCTATGTTCCCACTTCCCTCTCCTTCTTTTCCCTCGATAAGTTCTACATTATTAGATATTTTCTTACATATATCTGGAGTAGATATTGATGAAATATCTATTTTATAATTAGTTAAAAAATTTTTTATAGATATAATGTCTGGTAGAGTTTTTTTTTTACTATAAATTATAAAAAAATCAATACTTCCCTTTAGTAAGCCATCACGATTAAATAAAACAGGTTTATTATTTATTTCTAAATCATAGTCAATTGTTGGATTAATATTACCCTTTACATTATAACCATCTATATATAAAATTATTTTTTTATTATCTTTTATAAGTGCGTATTGGGTATGTTTTTGAATAATTCCTATATTGTATTCTATTATTTCTTTACCTATAGATATAATTAATTTATTATTAACACCTATAGTAGTTTTATAGCTTATTTTAATTCCCATACCATATTTATTATTAGAAAAAACTTCTATTAAATCACCAATACTAAATTCAGTCATTTTGCCAGACCATATAAATACAAAATTTTTATTATTTGGTATAATCTTGTCAGATGGGGGTAAGGTTGCTTCATTTTCTAAAACTAAAAAGTTAGATTCTTTTGTAAGGGGAGAAGTAAAGTGCAAGTCATTTCCATTCATACTAATATCTTTCCATACTAAAGAAGTATCTTTTAAAGATTCTTCGTGAAATCCAGATAAAAAGAGTATTAATTCATCTTTATTAGGCAAATTATCAATTAATTCATAATATTTTTCTAATTTAATATCTGTATAATATCTTAAACCTTTACTAGCAGTAGGTTTATATCCGATATAAAGTTCTAATCTACCATCACTATTATTAGGCACAGTAAAAATAAATGTTCTATAATACCAGGTAGTATTATTTATTTTTTTTGTCCTAACTATTTTACCAGAATCATTTAAAGTTGTATTTTTACCACATTTATTTGAAAAAGAAATATGAAAATTATTTTTATCACCATTCCATAATTTATAACTTACCCATACGCCTATTTTATAAGATATATTAGGCTGGACGGTTGCGTTAATTTTATAACCTTGACTATCCGTATTTTGTTCTAATACATATGAAGATTCGCCTGGATTAATTAGTTTAACACTAGTATTTCCATGATTTGTTCCAGAATTATTTTTCGAAAATTCACCCTTTTTAAAGCTTCCATTATCAACTAAATTTATATAATGTTCGACTTTTTGATATTTATATAAAAAAATTACTAAAATAAAACCTATTAATATTAAATATTTATACATCTTAATATATATAAATATTTAAATTTTAATTGTTTAATTCAAAATATTTAAATTTTGGTGTTAGTTTATCTATTTTAGCCACAGCTACAGCACCAATTGGAATACCTTTATCTAATAAAGGTTTTACATTTGCTTGATTAGTCTTAGGGCGTGTAAAACAATGTTGCTGATTTTTTAAATTATTAGGAGATATATACGTCCATCCTTTGGTCCATTTATCCTTAGATTTATTTGGATTAGATTTATCAGTAGATTTATTAGGAGTCGATTTATCACTAGATTTATTAGGAGTCGATTTACATTTAGGCGTGTATAAATTTATTAATTTATCACATTTAGGCATATTTTTTAATAAATTTAAATATATTTTAAGTTCATTAATAGTCATAGTATCTTCTGTTGTTTTTTTTGGAATATATCCTAAGGGTTTTTTAAATCCTAGTCTTAAATAGTTTGAATAAGCTGACACAAATTTTTGGTAAAAATCTTTATTTTTAGATTTAATATTTTTTAAGCATTCACCTTGTGAAAATAGATATGCTTCTTTTGTTTTAGAAATAGTTGTTATTAATTTATTTTTATTTTTATCTGTATCTATTTGTTCTTTTGTATCAAAATACTCTATATTATACCATTTATTATTAATAGTGGTATCTACCCAATTTTTATCTAAAGCATTATTTGAAATAGTTTTATTAGAGGTAGGTTTTAATAAATGACACGATTTACATTTTGTTTTAAAGTTAGCCTGTAAGAACTGATGATAATTTTTATACTCATTATATGTATTAAACATCTTAGTTGTTTTATTATTTTTCCATAATATAAATTTATTATTTGTTTCAGTTATATGTGTTGGACAGAAAAATTCATTATTATTATTATTAATAAAAGTATTTATAAAGTATATTATAATTAAACTAATAATCACAATTGTTAATTCCATTTAATATATAATAATTTTTTAATATTATAGAATTAATATTAAAATATTATATAATATATTAATGAGTAAATATCATAATTCTGATGTTATTGAGTTGACCGAAAAAGATTTTAATAATAAAACCTTAATAAACAATAATTTAAAAAATAAAAATGGTATTATTAAATTTTATGCGCCTTGGTGTGGATATTGTAAAAATATGGTAGAAGATCTCAAATTTTTAGCAACAGGTTTAAAAAACAATGATTTTTTTATAGCAGCTATAGATACAGATGAGAATAAAGAATTATCAAATAGATTTAATATTAGCGGTATACCTACACTCTATATGTATAATCAAAATGGTAATTTAACGTTATATAATGGAAACAAAGATATAGAATCTCTATTAGAATCTATATGCGAGTTTACAAGTAAAAAACTATGTTGTAAAAAAAAAAATAATGATGTTTCGTGTTAACTATATTAATATATCTTAATAGTATCCTAAGAAAGTTTCAGCTTCTTGTTCAGTTGCTTCTGCGGGTGGGGCAGATTCTTGGGGAATACTTTGAACATTTGATACAGAGTTAATTTTAATATAATTAGAAAAATGAATAGCAATATAAAATAATGTAGCTACAACTAAAGAATATGTAAAATCTAAGTTACCTCCACCTTGATATACTAATATAGTTGCCATTAATATTTGCCAAATTGATGTAGATGAAATACTTTTAAACCATTCTGGTTGTTGTTGGAATCCCCCCATAGTTCCTATTACTGTCGCAAGCGCAAATACATGATTTTGATTATCAAACATTATAATATATAGAAAGATTTTTTTAAAAATTAATTGATCTAAATTTATTTTTAAATAAAAATAAAATTATAAATGCAATTAATATTAAGATTAAAATATGAATAACTAAAAATAACAAAAAATAAGGATATATTTTTCTAAAACTATAATATATTAAGGGATCTAAAAAATTTATACATATTTTATCTAAATTTTCATCTTTTTTTAGTTCTGTCAATACTGTTTCTAAAATTTCTTGGGAATATTTACTTATCATCTAATATAAATATAGATTATTTATTTTAATAAATAATCTATATTTATATTAGATTTCCTAAAATGCGTAAAATGACTCTATAAACTATATAACATATATTATAATGTTTACTAAATTAGATACATTTGATCTAACTAGTTTAGAATTAATAAAATTTAATCCTCCTATTAAAAATAAAAATAACATATATATATCACCTATAATATCTCCTATAGAATTAGAAATTGAAGAATCAAAGATAGTAAAATTATTTTTAAATAATAAAAATAATTGGGAATTATGGTATGAATTAGACATGAATAAAGAATCTAATAAAGAATCTAATAAAGAATCTAATAAATTAATAGATTTATTAAGTATATTAGATAATATAGCTTTAATACATTCTAAAAAAAATTCTAAAGAATGGTTTAATAAGGAGTTAACAATAGAACGTCTACAAAAGTTATTTATTCCTTCATATAATTTAGAAAAAATTAATAATGAAGAAGTATTATATATGAAGTTAAATATTAATAATTCTGATTTAGTAGATAATATTAGACATAATAATAATTGTAAATTAATTATTTCTATAGATGGTTTATTTTTTTTTAAAACCAATTTTGAGTATAGTATAACTATTATAAATACAATACCAATTAAAAATGACACTCAAAGTATTAATTTTACAGATATTTTAAATAAAAATAGTGAAAATAATACTTTTGACAAATCTAAGAAAAATGAAGTTATAGAATTTTTAAATAATGAAGATGACAATTTAGAAAAATCAATAACTAAGAATAATATAAAAACAGAAAGTGATAGTGTAGAATCAAATAGTACTAAATTAACAATTAAAGAATTAGAAAGTTTAATAGATGAAAAAAGAAATTACACTAAAAAATGTTTTGTACAAGCTGAGAAGGTAAGCAGAGCAGCTGAAAATTTAAGATTAAAAGCGATACAATCCGTAAATACATTAAGAGAGTATGAAGAAACTTATAATAATTTAGAATATTAATTTAAATTAATTAAATAATTTAATTTAAAAAAATATAATAGTATTATATATTATAATGGAACAAAAACAGATTATAAAAATAGGGTTAACTATTATTTTAGGAATTGTTTTAGTCTATTTAATCAATTTATATTATAATAACCAAACTAAATCAATTGAAACTTTTGATGATGCTGATATGAATGATAACGACGTTAATGAAGATGATGTTAATAATGCAAATGGTATAGAAGAAGAAACTAATACCAATAATTATAATGTTAGACCTTCAGAAAATATAGGAAATAATACAACATTTGACACTATAGATCATTCTAATAATTTAGATGGAAATCAAGTACCTAACGATTGTTTTCCAAAAGATAAATTAAATCCAAAAGATTTACTTCCAGGTGACGCAAATAGTCAATGGGCCCAAGTCAATCCTGTTGGACAGGGAGAATTAAGCGACCAAAATTTCTTAGATGCTGGATATCACGTGGGTGTTAATACCGTTGGCCAAACATTAAGAAATGCAAATTTACAAATCCGTTCGGAGCCCCCAAATCCTCAAGTTAAAGTAAGTCCTTGGTTACAAACAACAATTGAACCAGATACAAATAGACAACCAATAGAGATTGGTGGATGTGAATAATTTACAATTATTTTTTAAATATATATAATAATATATGTCTAAAAAAGAATCAACTATACAAGATAATGTTAAAAATTTTATTAAGTATGATAATAATATTAAAGATATAGAAAAAAAATTAAGAGAGTATAGAAAAATACGTAATTCATATTCATCAAATATTATAGAGTTTATACTAAATAATAATAATAAAACTTTAAAAATTGGGGCAGATTTTTTAAAATATCAAGAAATTAATTCTATGACTCCCTTAACACAATCATTTATTAAAAATTCTATTAAAGAGTATTTTAATATAAATTATACAAAAATGTGTCAGGAAGATATACAAATATTAAGTGAAAATATATACAATCATATAATTGCATCTAGAAAAAATAATAAAAAATTTATACTTAAAAGGGAACAAAATAATTAATATAATGAATACTATAGATATTGCATTAATTAATACTATTTCTAAATTAAAAAAAGAACAGTATA